CCACCGCGTCGGTGACACCATTCTACGCATTGAGCCAACCGACTATCACCCGTTTACCGTCTATTGCCCATTCCCCATGCCGGGTCGTGCTGTGGGCCATGCGCTGGCTGAGAAAGTCACCGACATTCAGCGGGTCAACACGGTGCTGAACCGACTGGCGCTGGATGGCCTCTACTGCAACCTCGCACCGGGCTACATCGTCCCTGATCCTGCGGTAAATGATAACACCTATGATGACCTGCTGACGGTTCGCCCCAACAGGATTATCCGCACCACCGGCAACGGCGAGATCATGCCGGAAGCCAAGAACGATGTCTCGGCAATCGCTTTCCAGGCGATGGAGTTCATGATCGGGCAGCGCGAGGCGCGCACCGGCATTACCCGTCTGAACCAAGGCTTGGACGCCGACGCCCTCAACAAGACCGCTACTGGCACCGCCCTGATGCAGGCGCAGGGCCAGCAGATGGAAGAATACCTGGCCCGCAACTTCGCCGAGGCCCTGTCCCGGTTGATGCGGCTGAAGCTGAAGCTGCTGTCGCGCTATGGTTCGCCCATTCGTTTGAGAGTTGACGGCCAGTATCGCGAGATCGACCCGCGCTCGTGGGGCGAGGACATGGACGTGATTATCCGCGTCGGCCTTGGCTCTGGGCGCAAGGAGCAGCGCCTCGCCTACCGGATGCAGATGCTTGGCGTGCAGCAGCAGGTTATGATGTCCCAGCTTCCGATTGTGACGCCGGAGCATATCTACAAGTCGATTGCCGGATTGGTGAGAGACGCCAACCTTGGCTCGCCGGCAGACTATGTTCTCGACCCCGAGACGCTGAAAGACCCGCAGACGGGCGAGATGCCTCCTCAACCGCCCTCGGCTGATGAGCAGAAGGCACAGGCCGAAATGCAGATGCAGGCGGCCAAGATGCAGGGCGACCAGCAACTCCAGGCCCAGAAGCTCGACGGGATGCGGCAGGAAGCGATGCTGAAGGCCGATCTTGCAAGGCAAGTCGCTGAGACAGACGCCCAACTGGCGAGGGACAAGGCAGAGTTCGAGGCTCAGCAGGCTCGCGACAAGTTCGAGTTCGAGAAGCAACTAGCGGTTGAAAAGCTGCGGTTTGAAGAACGCCGGTCACAAGCCGACGCGGCCCGCAGGGACAAGGAAACTGACGCCAAGGTGAGTGCTAATCGGCCCGGTGGAAAGCTCGATGAGTAGGGAAACGCCCAAGCAATACAGCGCCCGACGCGTCCGCACCGCCATTGAGCGCGCAAAGGCGGCGATCATGGAGATACAAGAAGAGTTGGCCGACTTCAGGGGCGACCCTGCGGACTACCAGCAACTGACCGATAGCGCGTTGGCGAAGCTCGATACCGCGTGGCGGATGGCATCTCAGCGCGAGCAGCACTACGCGTGGGAGTTGCTCGATGAGTAGCCTGCGCGACGAGATGGAGGCCGCGTTCACCCGCGTCTATTTCGCCGACCGCAAGGACCGCATCGCCAAGGAAATGGCCGAAGCTGCGATAGCCGTCCTCGCCAAGGCAACGCCCAAGCAAATCCGGGAGCTGGTCAATGGATGACGCCGCAGCAGCAGCCCGTGGCACAAGGGCGAGAGCATATCGCGACGAGTTCCTGGGGCCTGCCATTGACGGCCAGCGGGACGCTTACGGCAAGCGCATCATCGAGATTGCGTCAACCGAGCTGGACCCGAGAACGCGCAACGACAAGCTGACAGCCCTGTCATTCGCCCTGCGTGTGCTTGAGAACGTGGCGAGCGGTATCGACGCGGCCATTCGTGACGGTGAGATTGCCGAAACCAACTTGATGAAAAGCGACAGGATCGAGCGGATGACGCCTGAAAAGCGGCGGCTCTTCTCGATAGCACCTACGAGATAAATGCCGACCATCGGCGGGCTGTCGGGCGGCCCACTGACACTAGGCAGCCTGCCTGATTACAGGGCAGTCTTTCCGCAGCCTCGCTGGTCGCCAATGGGAAGCATCCAGGCCACGCCCAAGTCAATCGGCGGAGCGATCGAAGGCGGGATTGCCAAGGCGCTTAACAAGTTCGGGATGAGTGAAAAGCGGGCGGCACAATACGGCCAGCGGATCATGGCCCCGCTCAATGACGTGACGCCGGTTGGCAATGTCACGGGCATGGAAGAGGGCGGGAGTCAGTTCCTCGGCGGCCTGTCACGCGGCGACTTGCGCTCGATGGCGCTTGGGGCTGGTGTATTCGGCCTGTCGGCGTTGCCGGGGCCGGGTGGAAAGATCGCCAAGCGAGCCGGAAAGGGCATGTTCGGGCGGATGCTGCGCGATGAGTCCGGCGCAATCCGCGCATGGCATGGCAGCCCGCATGATTTCGACCGCTTCGATATGTCGAAGATCGGCACGGGCGAAGGGGCGCAGGCTTACGGGCATGGGCTGTATTTCGCGGAGAATCCGGCTGTCGCGGCAGAATACCAGCGCAATTTGGCGCCCAGCTTTCTTAAGTGGAGAGACGGCGGCTTAAGCCATGTAACATCGGGCTCTGGCGAGAACCTTGCCCTACAGGCGGTGGCCGATGCCGGAAGCGATCATAGCAAAGCCAAGACGGCGCTCGAAAGCCTTATTGCCGAGCGAACAAGGCTGGATTCAGGTTTCAAGTCCACGACAGCCGACAAGGCTCGCCAAACACTAGATCGAATTGCCAGCGGGGAACTAGCTCCACATCATTCGGGCCGCCTCTACGAAGTCAACATCAACGCCGAGCCAGAGGACTTCCTGGATTGGGATAGGCCGATCAAGGATGCAAATGAAATGGAGCGGTTTGCGGCAAAGTTTGACGCAGCCAACCCAGCCCTGCGCCGCCACTTTGAGGATTGGTCGTGGGGCAGCCAGCAGCGCGGCATTTCGATGCCTGACGGTCAGGACATTTTAACCAGTCTCGGAGGTCTAGGGCCGCGTTCGTCTAGCGCTCTACGCGAAGCTGGGGTGCCGGGCCTGAAGTACCTCGACCAAGGCTCGCGCCAAACGGGCGGCACGAGCAACTATGTCGTGTTCGATGACAAGCTGATCGACATTCTGAACAAGTTTTAGGCGCAAGCCTGAAGGACAGCCGGAAAGACGGCCAACAACAGAAGCGGGCTTGAAACCCGCCAACCTACAAGGACCAAACCGATGACCCAGCCCACAGAGGCAGTCGGAGGCGACGGCATTCCCGCTGACGCAAACCCGGCAACCCCGTTCGAGGACATTGCCAAGGAGATGCTTGGCGAGGATCAGGAAGAGGAAGAAGATCCCGAAGCGGAAGGCGATGAGCCAACCGCCGAGGAGGACGACATCGAAGTCGAAGCGGAGGAACTTCCGCCCATCGACGCCCCGGTATCGTTAAGCGCCGAGGACAAGGAAGCCTTCAAGAACTGGCCGCGTGACGCGCAAGAGCTTTTCACCAAGCGCGTCGGCGAGATGGAGAAGGGGTTCCACACCAAGGCACAGGAGGCAGCGCAAGCACGGAGCGCCGCCCGTAACGAAGCGTTGCAGTATGCCGCACAGCTACAGGCCGAGACGGCCCAGCAGCTCGAGCGCTATGCCCAGCAACTCACCGTGTCGCCACCGGACGCCTCGCTCTACGCGAGCGATCCCTACGCGTATGCCCAGCAGCTCCAAGCCTATCAGCACTACACCGCCCAGAGCCAACAGGCCCAGCGGGAAGCTGAACAGATGAGGCATCAGCAGGCCCAGTATGAAGCCGCATTGGCGCAGGAAGAACAACAGTCCTTCGTCCAGCAGCTTCAGGAACATTTTCCGGAATACCTCGACCCCCAGAGCGGACCGCAACTCGCACGCGATTTGTCGGCCATCGCTGCTGAACTTGGGTATCCCGCAGAGCTTATCTCCCAGGCTCGTCCCCACGACATTCTCGCCATGAAAAAGGTCGCTGACTTGAAGGTGAAAGCCGACAAGTACGACAAGGCAATGGCGAAGCAGATGGAGCGGGTTCGGCAGGGGAAGGGCAAGCTACCGCCCGTATCGACCCCCGGTGTCTCCAAAGGCGCCGAAGGCTCTCGAAAGTCACGGGCAGACGCAGCGTGGCAAACCGCCAAGACCGCAAAGTCGCGTCCCGCAAAGGACGGCGCGCTCGCCACATGGATGGAAAACTCGGGCTGGCTCTAACCAGTCCACAGACAACGAAAAGAGCCAAGTAAATGGCCGTTCCTTCAGGTACGATCCAGAACGTCGCCCGCGTCGGCGTTCGCGAGGATCTCTCGGAAAAGATCGCGGAACTGTTCCCCGACGAAACCCCGCTGATCAACTCGATCGGGCGCTCGTCGGCTAACAACACCCTTGTCGAGTGGCAGACGGACGGCCTCGCAGCCGCCAACGAAGCCAACGCGGCAATCCAGGGCGACGATCTGTCGAACGCCACTCGTGCGGATACCGTGCGCGTCGGCAACCACACGCAGATCTTCACCAAGGTTGTCGGTGCCTCGACCACGGTTGAGTGGACCAACAAGGCGGGCCGCAAGTCGGAACTCGCCCGCGAATTGATGAAGGCTGGGCGCGAGCTTCAGACCGACATCGAGAAGCGTGCGGTCGGCAACTATGCCTCTGTGGCGGCTGCTGCCGGTGTTGCCGGCAAGTTCGCCGGTATGCAGGCATGGCTGACCTCGAACGACAGCCGTGGTGCTGGCGGTTCGGACGGTGGTTACTCGGCGGGTATCGTTGCCGCTGCCACCAACGGCACGCAGCGCGCCTACACGGAAAGCCTTCTGAAAACCGTTCTCCAGCTTGTCTGGGTCGCGGGCGGCAATCCGAAGATGGTCATCACCAACGGCTCGCAGAAGCAGGCGGAAGCCGCTTTCGTTGGCCTGGCTGACCAGCGCCGCGAGACTGGCGACAAGGCGATCACGATTGTTGCCGGCGCCGACGTGTACGTGTCGGACTTCGGCAAGATCGCGTTTGTGGCCGACCGCTTCGCGGATGCCCGTTCGGCGCTGGTTGTCGACCCGGAATACGTTGACCTCGCCGTTGGCGAGTCGATGACTCCGTTCGACCTCGCGACCACGGGCCTTGCCAAGCGCAAGGCGCTCCGCACCGAACTGACGCTGCGCTGCCTCAACCAGGCTGCCCACGGCGTTGTCGCGGACCTCAGCTAACTAGCTGAAACCTAGGGGAAGGGGCTGGCTTTCGGGCTGGCCCCTTTTCTTTTGAAGGAATTTCAACATGGCTAAACTCAGGGTTGGTGTCGGTGGCACAGTCACCCAAGGCACCAGCAAGTCCACGGCGGTTACGATCAACGCCCCGTGTGGCCAGATCACGACGCACGCAGCCAACCTTGCTGCCACCACCTCGGTCGGCTTCACGGTGAACTGCGCCTACATCGACGCGGACGACACTATCAACCTGTCGATGGGTTCGGGCGGTACTGCTTCGTCCTATGTTTACATGGTGGATGCGGTGGCGGCGGGTTCGTTCATCATCCACA